CAAGAACCGTCTCGACGGCAACATTCGCGCTCTCAGGGCCGAGCGTGACGCGCTCAAGGCGACGGTGGAGAGGGCAGGGAACCTTACCCGCTACCGTGCCGACATTGGCGTAAGGATCACTGATGTAGTTGAGGCCGATGATCTTCGTCGCGCCCTTGCCGAGCCGGTGGTACAGGATACGTCGCCGTTCTACTACTGCGAACTCAAGAAGACTGTTGGGTGCAACGGTACTGCTGGCCCGCACGGCTTCGGCAAGTGCGTCGAGAGGCGGAAATTGGCCCCGTTCTGGGCCGACCCCACCCGCGACCGGCGCAAGGCGGGGAAGTGAAAGCCATGATCCGCGCGCTCCGTATGGCGTGGCTGACGTTCCGTTTTGCTTGGGCGCACCGTCACGCTTGGCGGCTGGAACTGTCGCGCACCGCTGAGTATTCCTTGACGGCAACCGAGGCGCTTGATTGGGAATGGCGCGAAGCACAGGCCGCACTGGCTACTTGGGTCAACGCCGAAGACCCGTCGGAGAATCGTGATGACCTTGCAAATGAATGAGCGCACAGCCCGCCTCGCGTGGTGGGCTTTCATTGTCTTCGGCGTGTTCGTCGTTGTCGCCTGGCTGTTGACTGCGCCCGTATGAGCGCACGCGATCGTGGCAAGACATCTATTCTAATCGATCCCGATAGCTGGCTGGCGGGCGTGCTGGACAGCGGTGGCACATTCGATCTATGGTTTTCCCAAACGTCCCGTCGTTGGTGCTGGCGCGTCGGGATTCGCTTTACCGACATTCGCGCGGCGTTCAAGTTCGAGGACTTGGCAGGAGTGCGACTGCGCCAAATTGGCACTAATCGTTACGTGCTGGTTGCTTCGGATGCTTTACCTCTGTTGAGCCGTGTAATGCCGCGAATGTTTTGCTTGCATGAGAAAGCGGGAGTGCTATACCGTTACCTATTAACACGTCCGGGTCGGAAAGGGATGCGGGGAGCGATGACGAAAGCCGTTGACGCGTATCGGCATACGATGGTGGCGCGGCTGCGTGCGCAGGAAACGGCCCATCAGTCCATGAGGAGAACGTATGAGTGAAGAAGCGTCCAGAATCTTGCGGGTACTTGAACAGGAAACACGGTGCCTCGCGCATAACGAGTACATCGAAACCTTGCGCGCGATCAAACGCGAGGTTGACACGCGGCTGCTTGCCGCTACGCAGACGGAACAGGCATGAGCGGTATTGCGCCACTCCGAATGCCTGGTGTCGCAAAGCTGGGTGCGGTACTGCCAACAGCCAACACACAAGACCTTCCAGACATCTACGTTGCTGATCCCGGCAACGCGCAACCGTCGATCTGTCTGATCGGCGACAGCGGCACGGGAAAGACCGAGCAACTGAAGCGCCTGATTGCACATTTGAATGGGAAGGGTTTGGCGACGATCGTTGTCGCCGCTGAGAGTAAGCAACAGATTCTTGCCGAACTGCGCCCGTTCGTCTTGCCGATCAACGCGCCGGTTGTTGTTGGCGGACAGAAACGCGCGCCGACCGCAACTGAGAAGTACAATCGGCTACTGACGTTCCGCGACGGGCTGAAGGCCGGGAAGTACCGCGAACATCTTGGCAAGAAGGTCGGCGCGATTGCGTTCGACGGCCTGATGGAACTTGGCGACATCATCAAGGCGCATCGCATGGCACCTGGCGTGATGCCGGTGGACCGCGACGGATCGCAAAATACGTGGGCCGCATTCGATCGGATTGGGAACGATCTAATTGACATGATGGCGAGTTTCAAGGAAGCCGCGAGCGATTCGGGGATGGCGTATGGAATCCCACCGATCGCGATTGCCGCAACGTGCGGCGAGATACTGAACACGAAGACAGGCAAATTTGCGCCGATTCTGCCAGGGAACCAGGCGCCGGACAAGTTGCCGTATCAATTCGAGTTGATCTTGCGGCTGGCGATCGAACCAACCGACGGTGGTGTGCAGTATGTCGCGCACACGATTGGCGGGGAAACACCATATCCCAATATGGGCCGTTGGAGTGCCAAGGCGCCCGGTGGCTTGTTCGACGCGAAGATCATCAATCCCAATCTGGGCACGATCTACGAAAAGCTGACTGCCTATTACCGTGGTGAAACCACATAACCGAGGAGGATGGCTGATGAGTGACCCGGTGTTTGACATCAATCAGGCTTTGGGCGAGACGTATGAGTACGGGGGCCGTTCACCACTTTTGCCTGAGTCGTACTACCCGTGCATTTTGCACGTGGCATCGAGCGGGACGAGCGAACCGAAGATGCAACAGGCCAAGGGCAAGGGTGGCGTGCTTCTGACGGACGAGTTCCAGCAGCCTATCATGGAGGAAGGCGGCGATACGCCATTCGTCGAACTGACGGCTGACGTGTACGAGGGACCGTTCGCCGGGGCGCAGGTGACACGTAAGGTCTACATCACGCCAGGCAAGACCGGCCGCGCACTTGGAAAGTGGCTCGGTGCGTGCCATGCGATCACGATGCAGCATGCGCAGACGGCGGCTGTGTGTGGGCGGTTCGGAATCGTGTTGCCGACCGGCGCGCAGGTGCGGCCCGAAGGTAAGGAGTCACCGGAACAGGCTTTCCGGCGTCAGGTGCAGACAACGATCGCGGCCGGGTTCTACGCGATGGATGCGGGGCAACGGTTGGCCTTTGTCGCCGCGTTGCTGAACGTTGTGGCGTGGGACGGGAAACGCGTCGTCGTCAAGCTCGGCATCGAACAGGGGCAGCAGAAAAAGCGCGACGGTATTCCGGCGTTCCTGGCCGACGGCACGCCTGATTGCTACTTCAACAACATTTTCGACGGATTCTTGCCGCTTGCCGACGAGAAAAAGGGACTGGCTTGGGTTCGCGCCGTCGAGTATCCGAAACAGGAGGCGACGAAGGCGGCCATGGACGCCACGCCGAACGCCGGGTGAAGAATCTCGATCCGCTGCCGTTGCGCGCCGAAAAAGCACGAATCCTGGCGAGTCAAATCCGCACGGTGGAAATCGTGGACGCCAGCTTGACCCGAACCCGGTTGTCTTTTCAGGTCGAAGACACCGAAACATGGCGGGACACGGTCACGCTGCGAGGATTCGTTTCCATCGCTCCTGGCACGCGGATGCGTCTCATATTGGACTACATCGATGAAGGAGGCGTGTAATGCCAAACGTCACATTTTTCTGCGACAAACGGGAATTCCGCGAGTTGCGTCGATCGGCGAAACGTAGGGGACTGGCAGTCGCGACCGTCGCGCGTGTGCTGGCGCTTCGGCATTTCGATGTCGAGCCGTCGGTGCGTAGAGCAACCGGGCCAAAGACGCAGGCGACCTCAAAGTGGCTTGCTTCGCGTGGATTGAGGACGCGATGAGTATTCGATACGTGTTGCGTCTGGAAGTGTACGACACAAGCCGCACCCCATTTGAATCATGGAAGCCGATCTATCAGGACGAAGCGGAGATGCACGTCACGTCGCTTAAGTCGATTTCCGATCGGCAAGCGTTTGGAACGTTGGTGCCGATTCTGATGAACGCTCTTGTCCCCGAGGGATCAACCGTATTGGCACGCCAAGAGTTGAACAGCGTGCCCGTCAGCGAGTGATCGGCCTGTGGCTGATCGTTGTGTTCGTCGTGGTTCTGGCACTGGCGATCCGCGACGAATTGCAACATCGGTGGCGAAAGAGGAATTGGTGAATTTTGCATTCGACGTCTGGGGACTATTCCCCCATTTTCCGGTAGAGGAGCGCAGGAACATGGCGAAAGCGAAGGACAAGGTTCTGGTGCATTACTTTAAGGTGGCCGTCGCGCAGGACCCGAAGTCGAGCGACGCGGCGCGGGCGGAAGCCGATCTGATGGACGTGAAAGACGTGATGAGCGTCGATTTCGTCCGGTCGGCAATGAAGACGAGCGGCGAGTAATTCAACGTGACACGGGCCGTCGTTGTCGGGCGTCGCATGGTGCGACGTTGGACGGTTCACGAAGAGGGCGGCGGTCCGTGTCATGGTCGGTTCTCGTTCACTGAATGAGAAACGAACGTAAGGCGAAAGTAGGGTGGAGACTCCCCGGTGCTGTGGCGCGCGGGCGAAGTTGACAAGAGGTGGAGAATGCCGGTTGTAGGCTGGATTTGCCCCGGTAGCAGGGCCAAGGTGCCCTTCGATCACTTCGACACGTGTGAGCATGGGCCACGGCAACGGCCCGCGTACAGCCCGTTCCTGGCACGCCTAGCGACCATCAAGACGCAGGGGGACGTGCGACATTCGACACTTGATCTGACGGCAACCGGAATCATGGATTGCCCACGGCATATCTATCTCGATCGGACAACGAAGTACCACGTTGACCCTGCGCGGTCGGCGCCGATGCACCGGGGGACGGCGTTGCATGACGTCGCCGCGCGGACCTTGGACCCTGCGATTTGGTCAACCGAGGCGACGGACCCCGTTCGCCATGACCTGCGCGGGACGATCGGCCCGTTTGAAGTGAGCGCGTTGGCGGATGCGTGGCGATTGGACCTCACCGAGATTGGGGATTTCAAGTTTCCGCTTGATTGGGCGGTGAAGTTTAGGAAGAAGGACGGCACGCCGAAATTGGAGCATGCGGTACAGTTGAATATCGAGCGGCATTTGATGGCACAGCAACCGTGGGCGATTGCGGCGGGATTCGATCCGGCGACGGTGCGGCTGACAATCTGGGATCACGCGCTTGGGCAGGATGAGGGGCCGCTCGCGCAGACGTGCGATCACATGACCGTTGATGAGATCCTTGCGGTGCGCCCGGCGGGATCGTTGATGACGATCGCGGATCATGCCAGTTTGCTTGTGGATATTCGCACGGCGTTTGAGGCACTGACCCCTGGCGACGTGGATGGGCAAGCGCGGCTGGCGGCGTCGGTGCCGCTCGTCGGGCAGCCGATGTTTAGTAGGAAGAAGTGTGACAAGTATTGCTCATTGAAAGAGCGGTGCGATGAACTCGTCAGGCAATTCGGGGTGCCGTCGTGAATGACAACGGTGAGACGTTGGATTCGCACGGACAATGGACGAATGATTTGCTACGGATGTGCGGGATCACTGACGACGAGATTGCCGAGCTACCGCCGGATGTCACCGAAGGGATGCTGTCAGTCGCAGCGATCGTGCGCATGGCTGAGCGTATGACAGCGATGGAGTCGTACATCCGCGCGAAGATTGAGGAGAAGCGGAAACGTAACGTCACCGGGATCATCATTCCCGGCCGGTCGAACTAGCGCATGAACCGCTCCGTCCCCGACTTCGGCCCCTACGACGCCCCGCTTCTCGTCATCGGCGAGGCAGGCGGGAAGGACGAAGGCCGACTCGGCCGACCGTTCGTCGGCGCGACCGGACGCCGTGTTCGTGAGTTCATCAAGGACGCCGGGCTTGATCCCGAGCGGCAAGTGCGTTACGCCAACGTTATTCCGATCGAAATGGCGACGTTGCCCAAGACCCCGGCCGCGATGCAGGCAATGGTGCGGCAACACTGGACATCGATAGAGGCGACGCTACTGCGCGGTTCGCACCGGGCCGTTGTTCTCTACGGACGTGCCGCTCTTTGGCGCATATCCGGTAAGACCAAGATTACCGATCATCATGGTGAGGTGACGGAGATCGAGATTGGTGGCCAACGTGTGCCGTGCGTGGCGTCGATACATCCCGCCGCAGTTATGCGATCGAAAATCGAGGCGGGCTGGACGTCGGTGCGCTGCGCGACGGAACGTGCTGTGCGCTACGCGACGGGCGCGCTCGTTTATGAACCGCAGCGAATGATGCCGTCTCAAGAGTGGGGCTACACGGATGCCAGCGTGGAAGCGGTGCATAACCTGGCACTCGATCGCGGCTGGCCCGTGGCGATCGACACGGAATATGACCGTGTAACCAAGCGTCCGTTTCTGATCGGGATTTCGTGTGACGGGGAGCATGTGACGAGTGTCGTTCCTGTGGACGACACGATTCGCGAGTTGCGTCGGATGCTGGATGACGAGAACGTGACGAAGGTATTTCATCATGCGCCTGCTGATGTCCAGGCGTTGATGACGCTTGGGATAACGGTACGGCCACCGATCTTCGACACGTTGATGATGTACGCGACGTTGTACCCTGATCTACCCGTCGGTTTGGCGCGCGTGACGTTGCATTTGCAGGACCATTGGCGCGAGTGGAAAGGCATGGCACATGACGATCCGGCGTATAACGCACTGGACGTTGTCGCGACGTGGCGAATCTTTCGTGAGTTGTCGAAACGGATGACCGACGCTGATCTGTGGCACGTCTATATGCGCGAGGCCCGGCATGTTGGGGTGTTGGCAATGGCCATGGAGGCGCGCGGGCTGGCCGTTTGCCCGACGGCGCAGCGTAAGGCCGTTGTCGATAACGGAGAAACGTGCAATCGAATCAAAGACGAGGTGACACGGCATGTTGCGGAGATATTCGCCAAGCGGCGTGTTCCGCATGAACGGCGTTTGAGCGAAGTAGCGGTGGAGCTAGAAGGCATCACGCTGCCACGGTTGAAGAAGGACCGCGACCCTGTTGTTGACGCGCGTGTTACTGCGTTACGGAAAGAGCGCGACCGCTGCCATGTCGTGATCGCACGTTGGACGCAGGGATTCGATCTTGGAAATAACGATCACTTGCGATGGTTGTTGTATGACAAGGACGGATTCAAGTTGCCGTCGCAAAAGAAGGACGGGCGTGTCACCGCAGATACGGATGCGATTGCACGGCTACTCGCGCTCAAACAGGTGCAAGGAAATGATGTCATCAAATCGGTACTCGCGGGCGTGAAGGAATATCAGCACGCAATGAAGATGACGAACACATTCCTGCTGTGGAACGTCAAGACTTACGCGCCATCAAACGCGATCGACGCGCAGGGAGTGGCGCATCCTGAGTATCGTCCGTTCGGCACCGGCACCGGGCGCATGGCGGGCGGGCCTGACAGCGATCTCGGTGATCGTCAAGTCAATCCTTATGCCTACAATGCGCTCAACATTCCAGAGGAAACACGGGCTATCTATGTTCCGCACTCGCGTTCGTTTACGGTCAATGCGAATTCGATCACAACGGAGATTGATTATGACAACGACGAAGAATCGGAAGCTGGCGATATGTAGCAGTTGTTGCGACTACAAGCACGTTTGTCGCGACTGCGGCCTGTGCGAGGGGTGCAGCAAGCACCCGGCGTGCGTTGAGGTTCCGACGCAGGATGACAATGAGTGATCGCGTAGCCGCCGCCGAAGGAATACGCATGATGTTGGAGCTTCAAAAGCTACATCAACGCGAAGAGGAGTTGATTACTTTACTCCTGGCAGAGAGCATCAAGAGACTAGAGCGCCTGATGGAAAGTGAACATGACAAATGATCCTCGCGTCTTCGTCGGCGCCGACTGGATCGCCGTCGAGTCGTGGCTGACCGCGATTCATGCCAAGGACCCCGTGTTGCTGGCCGAGCTACAGGAACAAGTGGCTGGCGGCACGAAAGTGCACGCTAGAAACGCCGCCCTGATCTACGGCATTGATCCCGCAGATGCCAAGACGCATCTTGTGAATCTCAAAGGTCGGATGCGTCCGGCGTATGAGGCAGGCAAGCGGGTTAGCCATATGTGGAACTACGGCGCCGGGCCGCGACAAGGTGCGCGTACGTTTTGGTTACCTGAAGCGTTCATGGCAGAGGCATTCGGAAAGCTGGCAAAGAAGTACGAACGTGTCGCCGCTTGGCGCAAGGAATTGGCTGACCGTGTCTTTGGGATGCCCGTCTTTCGATGCCCGCGTTGTGCGGCAACCGCTGAAGATGACGGAGACTGTGCCGATTGCACGCGCTCGGTGGGCGTGCCGATTCCATTACGGTTCGCGGGATACGGACAGTTACCGTCGCGAGTCGAGCGAACCGTATTCGGTCGTCGGCGTTTGTACGAAGGACGGCGTCGCAACGGGGCGAATGCATTGACGAGTCAACATCCGCAATCCTGTGGCGCTACCATGTGGAACATCACGCTGGCGCGGCTGCATGGATATGACCCGATAACGGATGAATCTTGGCCGTCTCCCGAAGGCATCTTGCGGTATTATCCCACCGCGAGTTGGGGCGTCATGTTTCGCCCTGCTGAGATATTCGTTGCCACGGGAACTTACGATTCGTTTTACCTGGAATGCCCGTATGAACGCAGCAACGAGATCACGGCCTGGTTGTTGTGGACAATGGAACAACCTTGGCCCGAGCTTGACGGCTGGCGCGCCCCGGCTGAGGGGATGGTCGGGTTCAACCTTGGTAAATTCAATCCCTACAGTAATCGTCTTGGGCTAACGGAGTTGAAAAGTGCCAAACCATTCACGATGGCGCCCCTTGCGCACTGGCGATAAGTGGGACGACGGGGGTGTATGCACATGCGCTAGCTGCACCCGCGCGATCGACCGGGGAGAGAACGTGACATGCGACGATTGCGTATCGCGGGAACGGGAGATCGCGTATGCCAACGGGCGGCTTGACAAAAAGGATGGCGAAGATGACGGCGAGTGACGATTTGAAGATCAGTAACCTTGTAGGTGTCACGGTGATCGACGCGACAGGCACCGTGCAAGTCAATACGCACGTGAATCGTATTACGATCCACCCGTCGGGACGCATCGAAGTCGAGCCACGCCATGCCTGACGACGTGCCCGGCAAAGCGAACGTCATCGAACACCCGGCGCCAACGTGCCCGTGTTGCTTCCGCGATCTTGAAATGCGCGTTGAAATGCGACATGCGGGCAAGGTTCACGTCGCACTTGCATGCGCCCGGCACGGTAGCTTTCCGAGTGGTTGGCAACCTAAGTTGACGAATCACAGCCGGGCGCTGCAATGGGCCGCACGGCAACAGGTAATGAAGGCTCGACTGAAACGATAACGAGGTCCGTGTGCCCATTGCGAGCGATCTTCGCGCTGCATGTGCGGGTCTGGAATTGCTTCTCGCCGACGCTACGCCTGAGTCGCCTGCTGCGTTGCGGGACAAGGTCATCGAGCTTGCAAAGATCGTGCGCCCGGCGTATCGCAACGGTGAGTGGGAACTTATTGCGGCGTCGATACGAACTAAGTTTGGTCTCGATGTTCCTGACGAATTGCGGGACATGGGCGAGGTCAACGCGATCGTCGATACGTTTACTCCGTTGATCGAGGATGGCTGGTTCAAGGATTATCTAGGATACACACAGGAAAGCGAAGCCCCTGCGCAGTTTCACTTTGGCGCGATGATGACCTGCGCGAGTGGAGCATTCGGACGCAAGCCGCTGATCGGTTGGGACGCCGCGCCACTTTATCCGAATATCTACACGCTACTTGTCGGGCCAACCGGAACACGCAAATCGACGGCGCTCGCCAAGGCGCGGGAGCTTGCGGTGCAGGCATTTCCCAAGGTGGGAAACAAGCCATCGCAACTGAACGTGCTGCCGAATGAGGGGTCGCCACAGGGGTACGCAGGCGCGTTGCGTCGGCGCAATTTCGAGGTAACAACGACGAGCGACGGGCTGATCGTCGCAAGTGAGTTGACGGTGCTTGTCGGGCGGGAGCAATACAAGGCTGCGCTTGGCGAGTGGCTGACTGATTGGTACGACAACATGTCGCCGGTTTGGTCTCGCGCGCTCAAGGGAGAGGATACTTACGAGCTTCTTGCGCCGTATGTCTGTTTCGCCGGGGCGAGTAACATGACCTGGCTGCGGGAGATACCGGATAACTTAATCAAAGCCGGTTACATGCCAAGACACTTGATCTTCACGGCGCGTGAGAAGCGCCATGACAAGGCGAATCCGAGATTCGACGCCGCGCTGCGGACGTCGTTGGCGGTGACGCTTGGCACGCGCATCGCTGACCTGCCGCCAACGATGGAATTGAGCAAAGCCGCCGCCACGCACATGGACGAGTGGTATACGAACAAGGTGACACGGCAAGAACGAATGGAATTGGACGAGCTATTCGCTGCGTGGCTGTCGAGAAAGCTGCCGCACGCGATCAAGATTGCTGTTGTGTGGCAGATCGTTGACGGTGGCCCTCGGGACGCGCTGCATGTCGATTGGTTGAAACGGGCGACGCGGTTGATCGATTGGATGGACACAGGGGTGATGTCGGTTTACCACGCGCTAGGAGCGAGTACCGAAGGCGCGGTGACTGAGGCCGTGCTGTCGTACATCGAACGCAAAGGTGGGCTTTCGACACTATCGAGCCTGGTGCGTGGGCTGAAGAATCGGTATCAGTCGCGCAACATTCAGGAAGGCGTCAAGACATTGTTGCTTGCGCGGGTACTGATGCAGGATACAACAACGGACCCGACTGTAGGATTGGTCCTGCGCGTTGTGGATTTCAACGCGAAGAAATAGTGGACTAACGCGGCCCGCGCGACTGCGGTTGCGGCTGGCCCATCGACTCGGCCGCGCCTTCGCTGAACAGCTTGAGCGCACCCGTGCCCTGTTGCTGCTGCGTCTGCTTGATGATGTTCTTGGCGCCAGGGAAAAGGTTGATGACGAGCGAGTCGGTGGTGTCGAGGAAGGATGCGTTGGCTTCCTCATTTTGAATGAGTTCGAGATACGAGTTGGCGGTGCGCGTGATGTCGCCGATGAGCGGGCCACGGAATAGATCGGACGGCGGCTTCATCTCCCACTTGCGCGCGCGGTCGTTCCACAAGAGCAAGGGCATCACGCCGAAGCCGAGACGCGATACCCAATAGTCGGGATCGGACTCGCTGTCCGCGCTGCCACCAAGGATCGCCCCGTAGACGGAACCGACTCCGAGAAGATAGCTGGCGAAGCGGAAGACACGGAAGTCGATCTGCGCGGGCTGGCCGTTGATTGCGCGGTTTGCGGTTTCAATGAAGGACTGAAGGCGGCCGCCAACGAATTCAGCTTGGTTGAGGGTGTAACTTTGCAACGCGCCCAACGCTTGCCCATGTGGCGTGTTCAGGATGTAGCCCCGGCCTTCCTTGGCGATGCGGAACTGTGTGATGTCGGTTTGCATCTGTGCGTAGAGGCCGTGAACTTCGTCGTCTGTGAGCTTGCGGAGGCCGTCCTTCGCCTGGTCGCGCACGATGCGGTTCTCGAAAATCACATTGCTTGAGCGGATCGTTTCGAGTGTGCGCGCGGTGCGCGCGGTACGGGATTCGCCAAAGGGTGCGGCACCGGCAGCAGCAGCGGCCCCAAGAAGCGCGCCGGGGATGACCTGATCCGAACCGCCAAGGAGGTTCCCGGCAGCGGCGCCACCGAGCGCGCCGGTGAAGACGCCTTCGACGACTTCCCGTGCGCGTTGCGTTGCCGCATAGGCCGGGGACGCGAGCGCACGTTCGGTTGCCCTGGCTTGACGGACGCTGGCGATGCCGACCGATGCGCGGTTCCACGTTTCGGCGAGGTTGAATGTGAAGGTGCCAACGTCGCGGACACGCATGAGCGCGCGGCGCATGATGGCGGATTTCGCGGCACCGAAGGTGGCAAGACCGGCCCCAAGAGCGGCGCCGGTCGCGATCGAAAGCTGATCTTCGTTTGATCGGTCACTATTGAGTATGGCGGTGGAGGCGGCACCGGCTGCGGCGCCGACAGGAATGCCAACAAGCGCAAGGTGCGCGCGGTTCGTGCCGAAGTTCGCCTCGTAGAGCGCGAGCGCATCGAAGTGTCGTTGCGATGTTTCTCTCAAGATGCCATTTTCGACGAGGAGCTTGCGGTACTCAGCCGAGCGCGGTGTGACGGCGTCAAGGATCGGCGCCAATGCGGGCACGCGCTCGCCGCCAGCGACCCCTGCGCCAATGACGGAAGAGGTCAAGACATTGATGATTCCGTATTCAGTGCCCCCGTTGATGATCTGTTGTGACAAGTTGGTCACGGCGGATAGATAGTTCCAAGCGATCTTCGATGTGTAGGCGTAGCCGGTCGCCAAGCGGGAAAGATTGTTCGCGCCAGATGGCGAGAGGAAGTAGCGTTCATTGATCTCTTGCGCCAAGCCTTCACGCTGGAACATGGGGTACTTTTCGAGAAACAGCCCCATCGACTCGACCTTCTTTTGCACGTACATCGTACCGGGACCGGGAATGCCGACGACGTCGAGAAGCCAGCGGCCAAGGTCATGTGCGATCCACGGTTGCGAGGCGCGGATGCTTTGGAACGTCTCCGGCGTGAAGTTCGCGAGGAGTTGATCCATGTAGATTTTACGATTCGCCCCGTGGGAGTACATGAGGAGAGATTCGTAAGGGGACATCAGCTTGCCAAGCGGCGCGTCGGCTGTGCGGGATTCGAGATGGTTGAAGAAAACGTGATGCGGTACAGGTGCGTCGGCCGGATAGTTGACGTCGTTCGGTGTCACGCCCTTCTCTGCGAGTTCCTTGAGTTCCCGTTTGGTGCGGTAGTTGTAGACCCACGGGAGATAGTCGTCGATGCGCTCGAATTCGGGGAGACCGAGTGCGTCGGCACGCTCTTTGAGGAACTTGCGGACACCAAGCGCGGCTTCGTAGACACGGGCGTTGGTGCCCTTGAGCGATTCGCGGAAGATGCGATTCTCGACCGCTTGTCCGACGAGGTTCATGTCCTGCGGCGAGGAGATTCCTTGGAAGATGGTCGCAAGGATTTGACGATCCTTGTCGTCGCTGCCCCGCGCCAATTCGGTTGCCTCGAAGATCCCTTGTGTGACGTCGTGAATGCGTTGACCAACGACCTTGTCGCCACCGGCAATCAAACGATCGGCATAGCGATAGAAGCGGACGGACGGGGCAACGGAGCGGGCGCCCGCGAAGCTCCACCAGGGCATGACCGTCTCGGCCGTGCCTTCGGCAGTTGACGGCGGGTTCGATTCGATGTCTTCAACGAGCGCGCGAATGCGGCTGGCAGCGGGCGTGCCGTCCTTGTTGAGCGTGTTCGCCGCACGTTGGTAATTGCGCGGGAGCGGCATGGACGGGCCGGTAATGACGTCGGCTGTCAATGTGCGCGCACGGAGTTCATCGATCCCGGCTGCGGTGGTGAAGGGATTCTTGGCATCGTTGCCGAGAACCTTGAGTGACATCTTTTCGATGTTGGTACGCGCACGGCTCGCGAGCGGGGTCGTCATCCAACCGAGCCAGCCCTTGTAAAGACGCATGGATTCGGCCGGGGTGTAGCCGAGTGCCTTGGTAGAGGTCATAAACGTGTCGGTAACGCGGGACCAATCGGCATCGGTCACGGTGAACGGGGCGAATCGCTTGAGGTCCCGCTCGAAACTGGCGCGACGTTCGGGAAGGTCGATCCCGTTACCCTTGGCATCGACGGTGCGCTGTGGCCAGGCGCGCATGTTCTCAACGGTGTGCGTGACCTGTTGATCCTGCGGGAGAAGCCAGTAGAGACGGCGGCCACTGACCTGAGAACCGTTGAGCGTCGTGCGGAAGGCGTCACCGGATTTGCCGACGAGGCGCGCGGTCTCGGCCGGGGCAAGTTGACCTTCGACAGTTGGCTGGATAAAGCGTGCGACACGCGTGGCTTCGGCATTCAACATCGCGCCGTCACGCGCAAGCATCTTATAACCGAGACCCGCGCCGACAAGGAAGCCCATGGCCGACGCGGTGAGGACGCTGTCCTCCTCGTCGAGCAGGCCGAGACGGCGCGCAATGGCGGGTGCAACGACCGCGCCAATGCCGCCCGCTGCGACCGGGCCAAGAATGCCAAGGCGGGCGGCGCCGGTCTCTCCGCTGCGAATCGGCGGCGGTTCGAGACCGTTCAAACGGATCATGTCGTCGGTGACGCGACCTTTGTCGCCGGTGATGGGCATAGGTTTGTTGGAGGTCCAGTAACGAATCGGCGGCTGGCCGGGGCGGGCGATCTCACCGGCGGGCGTGAAGACGTAACCGGCTGCTTTGGTCTCGACGGCCGTTGTGCCTTTGGCGAATTCGCTGTCGAGCGCGGCAACACGGTCACGCAGATCGGCGAGGCGTGGGTTGTCGATGAACAAAGCGTCGATGTCGTCAGGTGCGACCCTGCGCGCGGTCATGGCGGCGTGGATGTCGTCCCAAAAGGCTTTGTGCGCGCGACGGAAACTGGCCCGCGCGACTTCGTTCGTCGGGCTTGAGCGGGCGAGTTGCTTTTCGGCGAGCGCAATGAGTGGTTCGGGATTAATCCGCACGGTGGCGCGCGCTTCGGTAGTCGCCTTGTCGAATGCGGTGAATGCTGATCGCTTTCCGGTCTCGATTTCACGGGCAAGACGTGCGTTGCGAGAGGAAATGCCGACGTCAATGTTCGTGCGCATTGCACCGATGTCGCTGCGCATGCGTGCGGAGGTGCGAAGAAGGTCCTCTGCCGCACCGACACCAAGACCACCGGCGAGCGCGCCAAGGGCCGCACCACGCCAAGGATGTTCGGGGTCGGCCGCCGCGCCAATGGTGCCACCAAGGCCCGCGCCTGCCAGGGAGCGAACGGCTTGGCCACCGACACGGCCACTGGTGTCGCCGAAGTCGAAGTCGGTGAAGGGTCGCTTGAGACCTTTGGCGCCCGCCGGGGCGACGGCGCGGCCGGGGAGTTGCCGCTGCAATGTGCCCGTGATTTGCGAAGGTGGCGTCTCACGGCCGACGTTGACACCTTCGATCACAGGCGCGGTGAGCCTTTTACGTGACGCAAGAAGGGTCTCTGTGGCGTTGGGCGATAGATCACCGGGCCGGGCAATGATGCGATCGAGCGCGCGGGCGCCTTCGGGAGACATCATGGCGTCGATGCCTTGGCGCTCCAGCCCGGCGTCGGCGAGGTCGCGAAGCAAGGTACTGTTGGTGGCGAAGAGAACGCGAGTGGGTGGTGCGGAAGCGGCGCCACGGGCTAGACCGGCTGTCTCACCTGACGCTGCGCGGATACTGGCATGGAGACGTTCGAGCGCAGACCCGGCGTTGGGATCGAGACGAGGAATGACCGAACGAAACGTGGCGGGTTTGCCCCGCTTGCGTGCAACGGTTGTCTCGACAAAGAAACCGCGATTCTCCCCTGCGGACTCGATGATATCCCGCACCTGCGCAGAGACAACCTTGTCCGAGACCCGGCCCATGATGCCACTGTGGGTTGACGGAGCTTGGCCAATGCCCAACGCATTCGCCTCGTCGATGAGAATTTGCGAACGGCGCTCGCTGAGTTCGGCAATGCGGCGCGTTGCTTGGATCATCTTCGGATCGATTTCGAGGATGCCTTGTGATTTCATCGTCGCAACGGCTTGCATCACGCGGGCACGTTCGTAGGTGATTGCCTTGAGTTCGGTGTTGTCGAGGATTGCGGTGCTGCCAAGGGATTCATTGATCGCGTATTTGAGAATGGGATCGGCCTCGGCGGTCGCGCGCTCGACGACATCTTTGACAAGGGCTTTGGTGACGATTTCAGCTTGTTCCGCCGATAGCTTGTGCCAGCTTCCGGTGAGGAGGTGGTTGACGATCTCCGCAGGGACACCGACGTTACGTAGGCGCGCGGCGGTGTGAACGAGATCACGTTGAAGATTGAGTGCCATCTTCGCACTGATCGTGCCACCGAGAGCGGCACCGGCGGGGCCGAGTGCGCCACCGGCGAGAATGCCGGGAACGGCTTGAAGCACCGTGTTCGCCATGTCACCGGATGCGGCGGCCATGCGGGCGGGGAGCTTGAGGGACTGCGCCGTCTTGGCCCACGTTTCGCTAATGCGTGCGTGAATCGGCAGCCACTTCGCCATGCGACCGAGGCCAAGGAATGCGGTGTCGTAACCGGCGAAGGCGATGCCCTCTTCGACACCCGAGGCGATCGATTTGTCGATCGGTTGTCCTTCGCCCATGGCTTTGAGTGTCGAGTATCCGGCGCCTTCGAGACCAGCTGCGGCCATGCGCCCAAAGGTCATGCGCGGTGCGACACGAAGGGCGCCGCCGACGCCTTCCGCGCCAAGCGTTTCGGCCATGGCTTGAATCTTAAGCAACCGCGCCATGTTGCCGATCGGACGCCCGGCAAGGAAGGTCGAGAGCATGGCCGTCCCGCCGAGACCGATCATCGCACCTTCGAGAATGCGCTGACCGTCAATGTCGTCGGGCGCGGTTCCGGCTGCAATGAGCGCGCCGCCGACGGCGCCGACGGCACTCGTCGTGGCGAGGCCACGGGCGCCACGTGCGGCGGAAAGCCAACGGGTCATGCCGTTCGCCATCCCGGCCGCGCCGGTCATGTGACGGCCCGCGTTGATGGCCATGCCTGCCTGGCCAACGGCAAGACCGGGCGCCATGATCGTGGCGGTCCAGGCGGCTAGGTTGCCGAGTTCATGGCCGTACCAGGGGAAGGCTGCGTTATACCCGGCGCGCTCAATCGGGTCGAACGGAAGGCCAAAGAATTCGGTCTCGATCTTGTCGCGGAGGTCGGCAACGCGGGTGTCGATTTGACCGGGCGTCGGGACGCCGGGGACGCCGGGCATCATCGCCGCCGCGCCTTGGCCGAGAAGGCGTGCGGCGCCAAGGCCGGTTTCGGCTAGGCCCAAGTTCAGTGCGCGAGAAACGGCGGGCATGAAACCGGCGTGGTAGAAATTGGCGATTTGTCCTTCACCGATCGTGAGACCTTTGAGAAAGGTGCGTCCGTGGTTGACGAGCTTGTTGGCGTAGTCTTCGGTGCCTTTGCTCAAATAGAGGTAGTTCTGTGCCTCTTCGGGCGAGATGTAGCCTTTGGTATACGAGTCGATCGCCTCGTTGTACGTGGCAAGACTCGACTCGATTCCGGCGAGGCGTTTCGTTACCTCTTCGCGCATGGCGTCGGTGAGTTCAACGGGCGCGGTGGACGTTGACGAGGTCGGCGGTTCCGCCATGGACGTGCGGGTTAGCGTATCGGCTTCCGTGTCGCCGCTCGCGGCGCCCCGCACGTTGGCGCGGATGACGTTGCGCTTACCGGCTGTGCGGGCGAAGGCTTCGGACGCGCGGTAGTCCCATGTGCCGTCGTCGTTCGGTTCGTAGCCATTGAGAAATGCGTTGCGAAAGTCGTAATGATGTGCGGGCGCATCGGGATTGGGGTCTATGCCGAGACGAATCGCGTGCCCACCGTACCAATCGAGAAAAGAAGCCTCGGTGTCGTCGGGCTTGCCTGTCTTCGGGTCGAGAAACGGACCGAGCGCCATGGCGGCCCGGCCTACTGCGGCGGCGGGGGCGTGGCTTTGCCCTGAAGAAGTAACTTGATCGAGTCCACTTCGCCTTGCAGTCGTTTGAGATCGGGCAATAGCGGCGCAAGGTTGGGATCAGCTTGCGCGCCGGGCGCGCCGGATGCGCCGCCACCCGCGCCAACCGTCGCCCGCGCGCGGGCAATCGCATCGGCGAGTTGCGGCGCGTAGGCTTTGGCCGCCTGTTCAATGAGCGGATTACCGGAGATCATGTAGAGCAAGGTCTGCGGCGATGCCTGCATCAACGCGGCGAAGACCGGGGGGAGTGAGGTTGTGAGTTGACGGCGCATTTGCGTGACAACAGGAACGGCTTCGTCGATCGTAAGATTGACCGTGATAGGGCGATTCGTCTTGGGGTCGAAGGACGGGAAGTCGATCGTCTTGAGTTTGCGCCCCGGTTCGACTGCGGCGAGTAAATCGGCGCGGACGACTGCGGGATCGGCGACACCGTTGCCGAAGATCGCGGGGAGGAGTTTGGAATTGTCCGTAGACTTGCGAGTATACCAATCGCTCGTATACCAGGAGTCACGTTCGGTTGTCATCTGGGACGAGAAGCCAAGGGGGCCAAGGGAACTGTTCAATGCGTCGGTGAATCCCTTGCCGAGCGCCATGAGTTCTTTTGGGTCGATGGCGTCGGCGGCGTTCGCTGGCTGGCCGGTCTTGGGATTGAAACCTTGCGCGATCAGATCGTACTCTTGTTCGCGAAGGGCACTCAGGGCGTTCGTGCCGCGAATGTCGGCGGCGGTTTTGTCGAGTTCGAGATCACTCATCTTCGTTGTGTTGGCGAATTCGTGCATCACCACGCGGCCTTCGGGCGTCGAGCCGTCTACGCCAAGAATCTCGCGGATGGCTTCCATCTTCTTTTGCACGTCGGTCGTCGGGACGAGGTCGAAGTTGCCAGCGATGTAGCCCATGCGCTGATTGTAGTTTGGCACCTTGCCGTCGGGCGTGCGCATGGTTTTGGCAATGTCCATCGTGGCATTCGCGATGCGTTGGCGGGAGTCACTTTGCGCAATCGGAATCGCGGCTTCGGTGGCACGGGTTTGCGTCGTTGTTTGTCGCGTTTGTGCCTGTGTCTGCGCAAGGTCGGCCGCTTCTTTGCGTTGTGCGTCGGTGCCGCCGGGATGTGGAACGAGAACGCGCTTGCTGCCTGCGGGTTCGCTACCGCTTGGAGTCTCGATGTCCTTTGCGGCGGATCGGAATTGCGCGACGTCTTTGCCAACTTGCGCCAAGGGGACGCCATAGAAGGATTCAAATTGCTTGGGGTCCTGCGTCAAGATGGCGTTTTGCTGTTCCTCAGTGGTATCCGGCGCGCTCAACTTGAGGATGAGATTTTGATACTGCGTCTCGCGCTCGCGTTTGTGTTCCTGATTTCGTTGAACGCTGCGGGCGAGCATTTCCCATCCGGCGGTGGCACCGCTCATGTCCGGCGCGGGAATGACAGTGAGTGCCATGAGCTACCCCTTTGCGATGGCGACGGTCGCAACCTCGCCGAATGCGAGGAATAGTGGCCTCAAGATTTCGCGTAGAACGGGATCGACCTTGACCTTCTCGGCGAGTTCCTGTCCGTAGGTGAGATACCATTCACGGAATTCAACCGGCGCGAGTTCATTGACGTAGAAACGAGCCATGTTCGTCTCGGGGGCGTCGATGCCGAAAATGGCTTCGGCGACCCAACAGCCTTTGGTGAGCATGGACGCTGCGGCGCCGCCGCCTCCGCTGCCGCCTGATCCCTGTTGCGCGCTGTACGGCGACGCGCCAATCGCGCCAAAGGCTGCGTTGATCGCGTCGAGAACGGATTGCTGTCCTTGAAGACCACCTGCCATGGACGGTCCCCAGATCGATTGCGCGTTGGCACCAGGGAGAGCCAGCCCCGTTTGCGTCATGCCGGATCGAATGTTCATCGACGTCGGCATCGCCTGGCCAACGATCCCAGCGGTGGCGTTGTTGAGATTGTTCTCAAGTTGCGTGCGGTAATCGACCATCTGTTGCCCGGCGCCAGAGGAGGAGAGATTGCCCATGAGCGCGTTCTGTTCACGCAGATCGGCGGCGCCCGACGCGAAACTGCGTTCGACACCCGGCCGCAAAAGAGCGTCGATCTGTGAGACATCAGGCATGAAGCCGGTGGCGATGCCTTCACCGAGACCGCCAAGACCGGCGTTCCACGCTGCGGCGGAACCGGCTTCGGTCCCTGTGGACGCACGCTGCATGGCACCCGATCCGGCGACGCCCGCGTTTTCCGCTGCGGTCGAGGCGCGGTAGTCAACCGGCGCGCCTTGAGCAAGATTCTGCGCGAATCCATTGATCCACTTGAGTTGCTCGGGAAGTTGCCCCGTCGTCGCGCCGTGCTTGCCGAAGGCTCCCTGGAAAAAGCGGCCGATCGGTGAGTTGGCGTCCCCGGTCTCGGGGTTTGAGGTTCCCCATGTTTCGGGGGACCATGACATGCTTTGAGTGCCGCCCATGGGTTCTCCTTAGTATTGCTACACGCGCCCTGTAGAGATGCCCTGGCTGCCAGGTATCCCCGGAGACACGGGCGGGGTCTTGCCCCGACTCATCTGCTGCGTGGCGGGCATGACCACGCCACCGCCACCTGTGGGACCTTGAGGCATACCTGGCGACGGCTTACCTTGCGCGCCGCCACCGCCGCCACCGGACCAATTTGGCGCTGCGGTGCCCCAAGGATTCGACGCGGGGAAGCTGCTGTAGGGCGCAGGACCGTGTTCCGGTGGCTGATACGGAGTTGTTGCGGGTCCAGCGGCAGACTTGTTGCCTTTGCTCTTACCACCGATTACCCCACCGAGAATCGGCCCGCCGATCGGGTCCACCAATGAACCAACCGCCGAGCCTTTGGCTGTGCCACCCATTTACTCGTCCTCGTCGAGACCTAGCGCCGGGCGATCGGCCTCGTTCCAGTACATTGATCTTGGAACTCCATTGTAACATTGCGCGTCTTTGATAATCCCGCGATTTCGGAAGCCGCAACGAACCGTCGCACGTTGAGACAGCGGGTTGTCCATCTTGACGAAACTGTCGATGACGAGGAGGCGATTGGTCAACATCGCAATCTTGCAGGCGGCGATGAATAGATCGTCCCGGCGCATGGCGTCGCGGGACCAAGCGGCGGCGTAGACTTGACAGCGCCAACCAACGATCGTGCGGATGAAGGCAACCATGCCCTTGCCGTTCAGTACGTCGAACAACAGATTCGTCGGCTGCGTGTAGTGGGACATGAACCAAAGGCCGGGATTGGCACGGGCTTCGTCGTCCCAAATCTCACGCACGCGCCAGCCTTCCTTGAGTAAGACTGACAAACGATCGACGTCCGTGGCCTTGACAAGCCAGAGGCCGGGGACGCCGATATTCGTGTCGTGTGCCGTCGCAAACGGGACAACGTTAGTCGTTTCGGGCATTACCGCCATAGGTAAATTCCATGCGCAAGCCTATGAGTTGCATAGGCGCGCTGCCGGAAATGCGAGCCTGGAACCACGTGCCGCTGAGACCATCGAACGAAAACGGCGCGGTCATGGTTCGGTCGAGGTTGCTGCTGCCGTCGCCAATAGGAACGCCGCTTGTCACCGTAGTCCATGTTGCGCCACCGTCGGTGCTGACTGAAACTGTTGGCGTCCATGCACCGTTGTTGCGATAGGAGAGTGTGATGTCTCGCAAGGTCAAGTAACCATCTTCTTCCAAAGGCCGTTGGCTACCATCGGGCATGATGAGCGTGCGCGCACTGGCACGGATCGGCGCAAGTGTGTACGTGGCGCCTACGGATGCGCCTCCGTCCGTGTACGTTGCCTCGTCATCGAGCCAGGTCGTGCCGTCGCTTGCACCGAACATCACACCACGGGAACTGGAAATTCCCCCAACACTGTCCCAAGAGGTATACGTGTTGGTGTCCCAAGTACCTACGGTCTGTTCCCAAGTCAACGTGTCGGTCGTTGCGTAGGACGTCGCCGCTGTGAGCGAGTTCGCGTAGGTGTAGGGACCATAGACGCGACGTTCGGGGAAGTTGAAGACCCATGTTTCGTTGGGTACGGTTGAACCGCCCATGGGTAAGGCAATGAATACCTCACCTGTTTGCGGCTTGTGCCAAGCGAAACCGGCCTTGAGGACCGCACTGTTGATGCGGGAGAGAACGTCGCGGGTAATGCCACTGGCAATAGGTTCCAATCCACGCGCGCCATCGTAGAGATAGAAGCCGTTGTGGCCAAGGAAGAACGCCAATTCGGGTGTGATCGTTACGAGAGAGCGGGGAACGAGCAGCCCGACATCCCCGGTGCTGATCGTGTCCCAACGGTAAGGTGCGTTCGTCACGCCGGTGAGTGTGCCAACGACGATCGAACCGGCGATGTTGTTCCCGTTGAAGACGCACACGTTCCCGCCGATGATCTTGCTGTTGACGATTGGGTACGGATCGTCGTCGAGATCGACAAAGCCGCTGCCGAAGCCGGTGTAGGTTGCGGGGTCACCGACAATGCTGTAGTTGACGCGCTTGATCTTGCGTGCGCTGCGGCTGTTGTCGTAGGTGTTCATTACCAGTCCGCGACCACGATGCCCAACGATCGCGCGGGCGCCACGGAAACCGGTGCCCCCACCGCCGGTCGAGTCGCCAACTTTGCTTGCGGCTACGCCGCTTCCGGTATAGCGCCAGACGAAATCACTGTCGCCGTCACTACTGAGTAGAACTTGATTCGCTCGCGTGGTCCCACCCGAAAGACGAACCATGGCGTAGGTCCAATTACCGCCAATGCCCGCAGCGACGAGAGTAGACCACGTGCCACCTGTCAGGTAATACGTCTCGGCGGCGTCGCTGCGAATGTTCTCGATGACATTATTGTCAAAGGTCGCCTGGAACATTCCAGTGACGGCGGATGCGGCTGGCTTAGTTCCACCAATCGTGCGGTAGCCGGTGCGCGGCGCCGCGACGCCGTTCAGTAGGCGGCAATTCTCCGCGCGCGGTGTCAAAGGTGCAACGAAGTAGGCACGATCGGGCGGCAACAAGATGTCCCGCGCCATGACCGTGTTCACTTCCCCATTGCCGAGACCCGTGAATTGGAGAACGAGTCCTGTGCGGCGCATGATTTGTTACGGCGTGTCGCTGGGGAGCGGTCGTTTGACGAATCCCTTGGACAATCCTGTCATGCTCCCAAGAAGTTCGATCAATACGGTCGGAAAATGCGCTTCGGGAATGACAACTTCGTCGGATTTTCCCCGATTGAGTAGCAGGCCGTCATCATCGTAAACATCGACCTCAAGAACGACGAGCAAGCGGCGGACTCGATAGTTCTTATTGGCAAGCGGCTCGGTCGAGTTGGCTTCAGGACTGTCCATGGAAACTCCTTGATAAGAGATACGTTGATATTAACATCTCATCACGTCTAAGCCGGTGTCTTCGGATACTTCGCATCGAGGAGCGCAGAAATTAGTGCGGTGGCACCGGCTCGGGTCGTCGGCATTCGATTCCTAACGAAGTCTGGAAGGATAACCCCCACCGAGCCTAGCGATGGTGGCATGTTACCTCCGAGTAGCCAGCCAACGATGGTTCCTCTAGGGGGTACGGTGGATGCTTGGGCGAGGTCCGTCCAGTGGAACAGGCTCATGTGTATTCCATCATCGTTCTCTTGCATGATGATGATCGACCCAGCGAAGGGAGGTGCCGTAGCCATTTCGTCGTTTCCTTTCTGTTTCCGGGGCTTAGATTAGACCGGTACTTCTTCCCACATGAGGCGAGCCGAAACGGTGTGCGTTGCTGAGGAAATCGTGTTGAACAGGCCAAGCACTCCACCAGGAGGAACGAGGAGCGATCCGTCGAACACCTGGACGCCCGCCACGGAAGGCGTTGGAGTTGCGGCGGCGACGGTCGTCGTCAAGAGGCCGCTAGCCGTGTTGAATTCTGCCGCCTCGAAGAATGTCAAATTGTTGGTCAGGCCCGTAAGAAGGCTCGCGGTCGAGAGCGAAAACGCTCGGGCGAGGGAGCCTGAAGACGCCATCGACCTTCGATTGAACGGGTTGAGGCCCGCAGTCAGAGCGCCGTTGTTGACCGAGGAGGCCCAGATGAACCCGCCAAGGGCAACACTCGTCACGTTGTTGATGAAGTCGGTGAGCGCCGCCTGGAGAATTACTAGATTGACTCCGGACGCTAGCGGGTTCCAGACGCCGACGATCGGCTGGCCGCTCGATGTCAGGGCGATCGTCGCCGCTGACAAGGCGGTGGGGGCGCACCCTATCGAGAACAGCGAACCGCGAAACGCTTGCTCGAAGTACCGACCGTGTAGCTGCTGGACGATCGCTTCTCCCGACCGTCCACCTCGCAGCGTCGGATTTGTTCCGTCCGCAACGACCTGCGGCCCTACGTCAACTTGCAATTCCATCTCAGTCTCCTTTGGTAGTCCGATTGTGATCGGGGTTGAAGTCCTTGGGTTTGTAATGCCCACCGTCGCAAGCAAGGGCAACGGTAGCCAATCGAATCGAATGAAGCTCCAAGAGCATCTCGATGAGAAGTTCTTGCGTGGTGAACCCAGTTAATTTGATGTGATCAAGGTTGCCCCCGCTTTCCACGGAACCCTTCAGTATCGCTGTGCCCTGCGCCACTACGACACCTCCACGCCAAATGCGTTGAACGCCACCAGGCCGTTCCCCGAGGAACAGCGAAGGACGTTTGCGTTTCCAATCGTGATTCCTATTGTCGCGATAAAGGTATCGTGAGCAGCGAGTGGGAGGTCGTGGTAGATGAACTCCTTATCCAGGTCGGTCCCGGCAGCCGAGACCGCAAGGCGAACAGTAGTTGCATTGCCGCCAGTGTTGCAGAAGACGACGGAGCTAATCGTTATCTGCAAGGCGCTCCCACAGAGCGTCGTCGTGACCCCGGCGGCGGGCATCACTTGACCTAGAATCTTCAACGTGGTTGGCATTAGGCTCCCATCATACAGAACACAAGTGGAAGCGTGGAGCCTCCGGCTGAAAGAGGATCGTCCCCTGTATTGACCCCGCTAAGGTTCGATCCGGTTACCGCGCCAGTTGCGGCGATCGTGGTTGACCCAGTGATCGCTCCGGTGAACTGGTGTCGACCACCTCCGACGACTGAGTAGACCGCGTTTTGTGCTGCGGCGGTTCCTAAACTGATTTGCAGGTAATTCGTCGCGTCGAATCCGACTCGGAACTGGACGTCTGCTGCGGATGAAGACGCCTTCCCTAACCAGAGTCGTTGGCGAAGCGAGCTATCCCTTACGCGAAAGTATGACGACCCGGAATCCGGCTGACTGTTGAATGAAGCGTCGAACGTGTGCGCGTTGATGAGACCAGGAGCAACGGAAAAGTTCTTGGCGGTGTAGGTATTCCACGCGGTTGAACTATTGTTCACCTCAAGCAATCCGTTCGAGGATGCTGAGTACATAAGGACCAACTGCGATCCGCGAGTCGATTCCAGTTCGTGCGCCCATCCGTGAATCTTGTCTATTTCATCTGTATACAGGATTCCGTCGATGTATGTGAACCCCGGCCCGAAAGTGGACAGGTAGGGGAAGTGTCCGGTTTGACCATACCCGGTAGCCAAGGTCATTCGATTTCCAAAACCTGACAGCCCGTAGACGTTGCCAGCCGTACACGTCCACAGGTCTCCGGTGTTGTCGTCGAGGAGATCTGGCGACGTTCCGAATACGCAGGAACCAGGGATCGATCCGGCGTTGTCCACGCGGTCCACAGGAACCCCATTTACGCTGAGGTTGCTCCCAGAAATAGTCCCGGTGGCCGCAATCGTCGTGGTCGCGGTGATCGCGCCCGTGACGGCGAGGAGGCCGGTGATGTTGACGGGATCGGCAAAGGTGAACTGTGGTGTCGCGCCGTGGGTATCGAATGTCACGCCACCCGCGCTGCCTACGGTCGTCTGGAAGTAGTTCGTTGTCGCATCGTAACCGAGGCGAAGTTGCTCAGTCGTCTTGACGACGTGCAGCTTGGCGGCGGGGGTCGTCGCGGCGGTACCGAGACCAAAGTTGAGTGACAAATCAACGATGGAATCAACGGAACCCGTGAAGGTTTTCCAATCGGTTAGCGGCTGCGCCGAGGCGGAAGCAACGTATGCGGAATCGTACTGACTGGACAAATAGGCTTCAACGAGAAGACGCTCATCGTTCGTTATTTCTCTGTCGAATACGATGATCTCGACGTCAGCGTGAGTTGCAAAAGCGTCAGGACTTCCGCCGGTTCTATGCAGGCGTCCCCAATTCGTAGTCCCCCTGAGATCGTCGGCCCCGAAAAGACGAGGGTATCCTGCCCGATTATTTGTTAACTCAACGCCCATGCAGTAGGCGGTATGTGTTCCTGCGGTTGTTCCGACGTAAGTATGGCAATGCGAGTACACGTCACCAATGCCCGTGCTTGACCAAGAGGTTGGCGGGGGATCTCCAGGTGTCGATGTGGCATTTTTGGCGAACGTGTATTCGTGAGTTCCAGATGCTTCAGGATATCCCGTGAAGAGGTGACAGTTGGTAAAGACACCACCCAAAGCAAGAATCCCTGATTGGTCTGGTGTGACTGCCTTGACGGTGTATTGGTTGAACCGTCCTACAGAGAACCAGGCCCATGAATGATTATTGCCAAAGGCCGATCCCGACCAAGCGAGCCAGCCCTCACTATTCATCCATGCCTTATTGTTGGGACCGCCTGTCTTGTGAAGTGTGTTGGTAACGACTGAGTCTTTGGCCAGGTTATGACCATTTCCAGACTTGTCGGTCCAGGTCGCGATGGACGCTCCATCTGAATAAGCGGCATTGTTGGTGTTATTCCCATCGACATCGCCAGGGTACCACCAGGCGTACGGATTCAAAGCGAGGATTGCCGATTGAGAAATATCGACGGCGCGTTGTCGAATCGACACATTGGCCGTTGGAGTTTCGTCCCCGGCACCGACGTTGCCTAACCGATCGACGACTGTATCTAGGCTTCCCAGTGGGCTCCACGTTTGCATGTTTGCCGACGTGAGACTTGCCGTTGTATTGATCGTAATGGGCACGGCATTGCTGTCAGGCGACCACGCGTGAATTCCGGTCCAGGCATTTGCTCCCGTTGGATCGATCGTTACGTCAAACAGGTGACGATGATCCTCACGTGCGTACTTAACTGACGTGCCAACGGCGGCGGGTGTCAGGTTGACGATGATCGGCGCCGCCGTCGCCGGAATAGCAAGGCCGCCGCCACCAGATGCGGCAATCGTCGACAAAACACGCCAGTTACCGAGTCCGTCGGACAATAGGTGGTAGCACTGACCTTCAGTTGTAATCGAAACGGTCGACGTAGTGTCGATCAAGTCGCTGCCATGCGCCGTGATCGTTACGGAATTCACGGTCGTATCCGTCTTCTTGATGTAGAGATCACGATTGATCGTTTCAGTTGACGACGCAGGGAGTAGGACGGCGACGACTCCACTCGTCGCGTTAGCCAAGATCACAGTCTCGTCAGTGATCGTGAACGGGGATTGCGCAAAGGCAATGGCAACCTGGCGCTGTTCGATCCAATCGGCGGCGAGGGAAACGGCGCGCAACACAGGGGCGAGCGCGGATTCAAGGTGAACGGCTAGTTGTTGCGAATCCTTGGCGAACCCACGAAGGGACAACGTGCCGGGAACAGTCGAGGCGATCTCGCGAATGGCCACAGTTTAAGTTCCAACGGTGTAGGTGCCTACGATGACCCATCCAGTACCGTCACAGAGAATGTGAACGGCGCGCGCCTTACCAGCGCTGGCGTCGAGAGTAAGAGTAGCCGCGCCGTTGATGAGTTCCGACGCATTAGGGTCAATGATGAGGCCGAACGCGCCACTGACATGAGCAATCGTGACTTCTCTCCCGGTAGATACCGCGGCGGCGGGCAATGTAACCGTCGTCGTGGCTACCAATTTGCCCAAAACCATACGCGCCAGTATGGACAGGGCGTTCGTTCCGGTTGTAACATCTTGCCAAGCCGTGTACTGACTTGTAACGATGTCAAGAATCTGTGGCGATGTCCCGTTACCGCCTACCTGAATCCCCGCTGAAAATACCTCGTTCGCCGCATGCTGAACCGCGCCGTCAAACTTCACCGTTCCGCTGAACCACGCGTTCTTAATACGATGCGTCAAGTCGCCAAGATCATAGAGATCATCGGTCGTCGGCTTGATGTGGCCCGTCGCGGTAAGCGCACCTGTCGCGACGGCGCCGCTGAACGTCCCAGTGGCGGCTGTGACGTTCCCCGTTGTTCGCAACTTGTTGGCGCCGAGAAACAATTCGCTCGGTGTCGCTGCGGTCGAATCCCGAAGCGTGGCGACAACGGTCACGCCGTCAGCGGCAAAGAGGTAAAACTCACCTGCAAGCGCAGCCGTCGTGTGTCCGGTGTCAGCCGCGTACATCTCGCCGCAACAGTGGAATCCCTCGCTTGCGTCGGCCGAGGCGATCGTTGGCATGCGGTGGCCGCCGTTGCGAAGCCGCTGGACAAGACCCCCCTTGAGTTCAACGATACGATTATCGCCGGTCTTGATGTCCTCGCTACCGACAGGGACGGATGAATCCCACGTGACCGTTACAACTGCCATTAGAACCTCTGGCCGATCGGAGTGAAGCGCCGCGCACCGGCAAGCCCGCTGTGCGCCGCCTCTTCGATCGGTGATTTGCGCTCGGCAATGTAGCCAAGGAACTTGCCTTCAAGCTCGGTGTGCTTTTCAGGCATGTCGAGGAACATTGCCGCCTCGCTGCCAGCGGCATAGACGATAGCGATATGCCAAGGATCGGGAATGACAGGAGCGTCGCTGTCCGTTGCGAGAGCAACTGGGTAGCGGTAAAGCCACTCGTAGACGTCAATGTTGTCGGCGACAACGGCCGGGATCTGGTTGACGTAGTAGCCAACGACGCCACCCTGGCCAACAGGGCACCATGTTCGCGGAATGCCCGTTGCGTCCGGATTGCGCGTGCGCAGTTCGCGCAAGCTGCGGCGGTCGAGACCACGATCATGCGTGCGGTCAAAAATGTCGGTGACGACACAGACGTTGGTTGAAGGATTTGGCGTGATGAAGTTCGACGTGATGACAGGCGTAACGGGGGCGACGCCAATCGAGCGCGCTTGTCGATCTTGAAGCTCGAAGAAGCCAAGGCGACGCAGCGTTGGCTGTTTCAAACTTGGCGCCGTCACGTTGCCTTGAAAGGTGCATAGACGACGATAAGCCGAATACACACGGGCATCGTACCAAGCGTCCGTGATGGTCACGGACGTGCGGTTGCCCATGAGTTGTTTCGTCAACGTGCGCAAATCGGCTTTGGTCAACGCCATGCGCTACGGGTCCTGTGGCTGCTGTTCGATGCGCAGCGGATAGCCGACGTTCAGTTCATCTCGACCAAGTTCATCGAGGTCGTTGCAATCGACCACACGTCCGTAGTAGTCGCGGACCGCTCTGTGACGCGGAACGAGTCGGCCTGTGACGTCATCCACGTACCATGTAGTACGGGCGAGTCGAGGTCCGTTTTCAGGCGGGTAGCGTTGAGACATGGCGCGCTCATGTTGACAGGAGGACGACGAGAGTCAAGCCGGTACTGCTTGTGGTGAGATGAACGTCGTCAAGTTCCTGGTCAGTACCCGAAGATACAACCTCACTGACATTGGCCGCAATCGCCTTGCGCCAGATCAACGCGCTAAAGGTCATCGAGTGGACCCCCGATTGCGCGACACTTGTGTTGACAGCCGTCCCGGCAGGGGTAAGAGAAACCTCAAACGTATTCGCGTCGAATGCGGTCGCGATGACGTAATAAGTTACCCCTGCGGTCAGCCCGGTGGGCAAGGTGCCAGTTGTCGTGAACCGAATGGCCGCACCGATTTGCAGCCCGTGTGCTGTGCTGGTGAAAACAGCAGGCGTCGCGAGTGTCACGGTGAACACCTTGGGTGCCGAATTCCCAACGGTGATCGCTGCTGTTCCGCCGGTGCCGTCACCGACGACGGTCATCTGATTTACGCGGGCGCGGAAATGGCCAGCGCCGAGGAAACCGGCACCAACCTTATTCAGCGTGTCCCCTGGCGCCAGAACATAACCGTTTCCAAACGTGGCAATCGCCATCTACGCCCCCTTTCCATCGTCCGGTCGCGATGCGGCGAGTGCCGCCGTCTTCTCGCGACTACCGAATGACGAACCGAACCAAAACGCCATGATCGCAGTCACCGATGCCGACATGATGCCGATTAGCACGGTTACGGTGTCTTTCACATCGGCCGGGATGACGACATGGCCCGAGATGTAGAGAGCCATGATCCCGAAGTAGCCACCGACGAAGACGATGGACAAGGTGATCTGTGGCCAGTAGTTGATCGAGAACATCGAACGGGCGGATTGCACATCGGCCGTTTCCAGCTTGAAGATGTCAACGTCGAGCGTCTTCATCTGCGCGGCGAAGTCTTGGTCGGCCTTCTTGATGGCCAACAGTTGCTCAGGCGTCACGTTGGCCAAGGCGGTCGCCAGTTCAGCCTCAGTGCCCTTCTCCTTGCCGAGAACGATCTTCGACAAGAGGGCACCGGCCATGCCGCCAAGTGGGCCGCCGAGCGCCGCACCGAGCGTGGGAGCGACCGTGCCGATCAACGCGCGCCAGTTGAACTTGGCCACCTACTTGCAGCCCTTCTTGCCGCCGCCCTTTGACTCCATCTTTTCGTGCATCTTCGATGACATCTTCGGCATCGGCGTCGCCTTGCCCTTACCCTTACCCTTCGCCTTGGCCATAGTCAACGTCCCTTCGATTTGGCCCGTCGCCCTTCGCTGAGTGCGATCGCGATGGCCTGCTTGCGACTCTTGACGGTTGGCCCCTTTGCCGAACCGCTATGGAGGTCGCCCGTTTTGAATTCGCCCATGACCTTGCGAACCTTGCTCGACGAGTAGGGGGCCGATTGACGGATGACGCCCATGCGGCCCCCTCTCGATTATCGCTTGGTCAAGTCGGCGACGGCGTGACCTGTGATGTAGGCCATGACGACGATGACGACGTTGGCGGCTGCACCCGTGGCGGTGATTACGGTATCCACCACAAGATGCTGCCCCTTCGTAAAATTACGCGCCGCTGAAGAGACAAAACCGGCGCCTTCGACAACACCGCTCGCAGCAATAGAGGTAGCCGCCATTACGGCAGTACCGCCAATGGCACCGTTGATGTCGGTG